AAACTTACATAGTTAGGTGTCCAACACTAAACTGCAATAAACCAATGGAACGTATATATTCAGTACCAGCGATTAAGTTCAACGGTCCTGGATTCTATTCGACAGGAGGATAATGAAACAATCAGATTGGGATTTAGATTTACGTGATGGAGAGGCAGGAGAAAGTAAACTTGCTGACTTATTACGCATGGATACAATAGAAGTTAAGACAGACAGACGTTGGAAAGAGACAGGCAACTTATATATTGAGGAGTCATGTTTCTATCAAAAGAGTGGACAATGGGAGCCGTCAGGACTATCAGTAAGTAAGGCTACATATTGGGCATTTATACTTGAGGATAATGTCATAATAGTTGCAAGGGAACATCTAATTAATGTTGTGATGGACTATGGTAGACCTGCCAAAAATAATATGCCACCTAATGAATCTAGGGGGCATCTTATTACACCAGAGCAGTTAATAAATTATATTAGGGTAAAAAATGATAAGTTTGATAGGGCTGGAGAAGCGTATAAAAATTATATGGAACAGGAATATCCAATCTGAGGACTAAATTACTACTCTTCTTCCGCCCCACTTTCTTCCCCTTGTTCATCATCATGCTCTATAACTTCGGATTGTGGAACCTCATCGTCCTTAGTATTATTCTCAAAATCCTTATCTAACCAAGGTCGGAATCCACCGATTCTAGTGATGAGTTTTTTGACTGCACGATTATGGCGCATGCGAGCAGCATCTTCGCTACCTACACCCATTTCAGTAGCGATATCGCCATAGTCCATAGATTCAGCGTATCTGTGAAACAGTACTGTCCTATCCTCGGTACTGAGTTTACGATACGCTTTATCTATTTCAATCATCATTACCATCATGTTGCCACCTTCAGCGGGTGCTGGTGGTTTGCTAGGCCCAGATAAATTTAACTTATGAGATACACCAAACTCTCCTCGTAAAACAGATGGGAGTAATGCTTCAATTATACTTGCTTCATAAAAGAATACATCGGAAGTTTCATACCCAGTAGATTTGGCTTTCCATTCTAAACAATAATCTAATGCATCATTTCGCAGACTACGATAAATTAAATTTTTAGCGTCTTTTTTACCAATAGATTCCCACTCATTTAATTTATTGGGGTGTTCTAAGAACCATTTATATAATGATTGCTTGATATCTTCTAGTTCAACCATCTCATATTTCTTGTGGTATTCAGAGGCAACAGCAACTACTATATAGTCCCATTTTTCTATGCGTTCCCAAGGATAACGCTCAAGTTTTTTATTTACCACTTCCAAGTCTTTCCTTCTACAGTAAATGACCTATTCACAATAGGAACTATCTGTGGAACTACAGTTTTACCATCAACATGAAGGATACCAAAGCCTTGTTGCCACGTGAATAGTCCAGCCTTAATATACTTTGCGCTACTATAATTCATTAAATTACCTAGTTCCATACCCCAAATAGTTTTGGGTTTACCGCCACGATATGTTTGAGTATGATGGGTTAAGCCCATGCGGTGAGTGTGTCCACAGACTACAGACATACCACTACGCTTGGCTAATCCAAGAGCCGTAGCACCAGCAGTAGGCTGGACATTACCCTCATCACCATGCATTAACAACCAACCAGGGGCGAGTTCGTATGGGTCTTTATGATATTTAATTTCTAATTCTTTTAAGCCAAGAAAATTTTCTAATTCTAGTTCAGGTAAACCAAGTAGTCCAGGAGCACGCATCATTACAGTATTGAATAATCTATCTGTATGATTACTACGCACCATATGTTCTACGGTTAAATCGTAAAGAATTTGTTTAGTTAAATCTCTGTTTTTACCAATGGAACGTTCAAACTCTAACTCAGTTCCCTTACTCCAACGTGAAATAGTTTGCATATCCATTTCATCTCCACAAGATACTACTGTATCAGGTTGATAGGCTTTAATAAATTTTACAATAGCCTTAGTGGCCTCTACATCGTGATACGGTACTTGAAGGTCTGAAATACATACTATAGTTTTCATTATGCTGCTTCCTCTATTAGTTTAACTGCTTCTGACATACTATTACTGCCAGGAAATAGGTCATCTAAAATGTCTCCTTTTTTATATTGCAATAAATTTAATATCCAAATGTTAAAATCTAATGGCTTGGCTCCATAAAAGTTTTTTTTCATAGCAATTCTACCTGAGTGCCAGTCTCTTATCATTGGTTTAACTGGTGTTTCCTTGCGTCCACCCCGCCATATCACAGGCTCCCAAGCGTACTGTATTGCTACATTTACCCTTATTTGATGAAATGTTTTAGCCCAAATTGCAATTCTTACATCATCTGGACATGCAGATAAATATAATTTTAATGACGGTGCCGATAGCGATACTGCCCACCCATCAGGATACTCATCAGTTAATCTTTCAATTAACTGAGTATGAGAATTAGGGTTATCCCATATCTCCGCTTCATTATGAAGAGAAGAATATTTTTTACCCATACCTAAATATGGTGGGTCAGCATACGCAAATTTCATTTCTTTTTGGCTCGTCTTTTATTCTCTAAGCCTACATTTTTTTTCTTAGACAGAACTCGTAGGTTTTTAATACTGTCTCTACCTTCACGACCACCATCATCTTTATGGTCTACTTCTTGACTACGTTTTAATTTTTTACCTGTTGCTTTTTTGTAGTCAAGTCTTGCTTTGTTTGTAGACGTAGTTTTGGTAGAACCGTCTTTCTTTTTGCGTTTGATAACGTAAATTGGACGACCACCATTTTGCTTGCTTCCCTTGTATGGTCCAAAGATTTTCACTTGTCTCCTATCTTAGTAATGCTGCTATCAAAGTCAGCAAAGCCGTTAATTGTAGTTGAAATGCTAACATTATCTCTATCATTTATCCCATTGTCCTTTCAGTACTAGCAATCCTATGATTGCATAGTTTGCCATGTCTTTAAAAGAATCCTCAAGGGATTCATGTTGAGGCTGAAAGCCTCCAGTATCTTCCATGTATTCATATAGATTATTGATGCGTGCTAACTTGTCGTGCATACGAACTCTTAATCCATTCAACGCACCACCAGGTGCTTCGGATATGTTTCTGGGTCCGTAATCTTTATGTTTAGACAATAACAAATCTACTAGTTCTTGAAATGTCTGTGCTACATTATGCTCAAACGTTGTATCATCTTTCATTTTCTCCCCCATTTTCGCTGTTTTTGCTTAAAAAATCATTGATTTCATGCTCAAGAGCGTCCATTTCTGTGGTAATAATCAAATCTTCTATAAATTTTTTCATCTTTCTTGGACTAGTTTCAGCGGCATAAAGAGTGGCGTAAGTATGCTCTACTATTTCTTTAACTTTTCTATTGCCACGAGCATGAAAGTATATAGTCCTTAACAAAGAACCAATCATTAGTTGATATCCACCAGGAAGAATAAGTTTAGGGTCAAACATTTCATTACCTTCATCTTCAATCATGTGGTCAATTGCTTCAAATACATTGTCAAATTGTTGACCACATATTTTACACGGTGGTATTTTCTTACCTATCATCTAATCCTGCTCTTTCTCGAATATACTGGGAGCCATATCTGACATAACAAGAGTTGACATCTTCTCCGTCTGGCATTTGCACGATTGTGACTGGCAACTCACGGGATAAATTATTAGCGAATTCTTTTCCTGGTTGGTCACCATCAGAAAAGACAAAGACTCTTTCAAAATCCGAAAGCAATCTAGTGTAATGTTTTTTCCAAGAGTTAGCACCAGGTACGCCAATGCATGGAATACCAACACAGGCAGACAAAGTAATCGTATCAAGTTCGCCTTCACAAATCCCAATCCAATCTCCCGCTTTATCTATATCAAGTACATTGTACATTTTAGTTTCAGCACCTGTCATTCCCATGTACTTAGGTTCAACAGCAGGATTAAGAGAACGAAAACGCAAATCGACAACACCAGTCTTGGTAATATACGGTATTGATAATCGCCCTTGAAACGCTTCATGTCCAATTTCAGGATTTTCTACTACGCCTAATCGAGCCAGACGTGCTACTTCCCTTGTTATACCCCTGCTTGCTAGGTAATCTTCCGCCTGATAAATGTTTGCTGCGTACTTTACCGCTGCCTTGCCCAGTAATTCCTTCTGCGAAAGATTTTGCTTCACGAATATCAACCCCTTCTTTTTTTGCTATAACTTGTAAACTATTACCCTGCATACCGCATGCAAAACAATTAAATATATTTTCCCTAGTATTAAAACTTGCAGACTTATGTGTGTCATCATGGAATGGGCATCTGATATTTACTTGTCCACTAGTCCTGTTCATATCTGCACCGTAGTGCTGTAGAACATCAACTATGCTAGGCATATCATCCGTCAAATACATCGCCCAACCTTAACACTAGATAAGAATCTGCTATTGATTTTCCTCTCGCTTTAATAACCACCGCTGATAAGACGGATGTTCTTTTAATGCCTCTTGCCTCTGAATAATTTGTTGCTTCAACTTGAGCCTCTTTCGTCCAACCAGAGAGGTCAATGCGACCCGATTGACCTGGAGCCTTGGCTTCAATAATTCCGATGTAACCGAGGAAGTCTGAGCGGACGACAATATCTCCTTCATCTTTAGAACCTCTTCTTGCAAGTCTCTCACTATCAAGTCCAATTCGTCTAAAATAATCTCGTAGGTCGGTTTCAAATGTTGCTCCTCTAGCCTTGTGTGATTTCCTAGTTGTCATGAATTTTCTGGTATATCTTCTACATACATATATTCAGGATTAAATGCTAACCAAGTCAATAGACTTCCCCCCGCATCCGCTCTGCCATAGCGATTCTTGACTGATGCCACGCCAAGCGATGTGCCAACCGTACCAAGCGTACATATAAGAGCGGGGAGTTGTGAAACCTTACCTTGGATTGCGCTTCTTGGCTGGCAAGGACTCCCAGGAACTGCTTCAGAAGTGTGATGTAATACAACAATCGCAGCGTTAGTGGCTCTGGCAAGATACTTCAACTCCTTCATAATTGCTCTCATTGAGGCAAACTCTTCTCCACCATCGGTGGCTACATCCATTAAATTATCTACAATAATAAGTGTTGGTGCACAACCCCACAATTCTTCAAAGGCTTGAACTTCTTCGTCGATATCTTGCAGGGTTGGCGATGATTCAAACGACCAAACTATATGGCTTCCTTTTTGGAGAACCGCTTTAGTCCATCCAACATCAGTATTAAGTTTCTGTTCAACATCTGTTTGATTCTTACCAGATATCATTGACGCTAGGCGCATGGCCATAGTATGTGCATTGGTATCAGCGGAGATGTAAAGAGTCGGAACATTTGTTTTTAATGCAAGTGCTAGGGCAAGTGTTGACTTACCTACCCCAGGAGCACCTGCAAACATAGAAACTTCTGAACGCCTAATTATAATTTTGGACGTTTCGAATGATTTGAAACAACTAGGTAGGGGTTCCCCGCCTATAGAAGCACGCCCCACAGACCTAACAAGTGTACGCATCTATAGACTCCCTACCTAGTAGTAACTCTTTACGCCCAAATAATTGGTGCGTGTAATTCTTTAGGAACTTTATCCCCTGACCATTTAGGTCCAGAAGCAGGGTCTGACCAGCACTTGTATGCTTTTCCAGCCTGACTGACTCCTGATTTTAGAACCATAACACCTCTTTCGCAAGTTGGTGCACCTGGTTTATTATATACCCAAATATTTCCGTATCTATCTTTTACGGTTTCTTCAATGCCACCTGATACTGGATTTTCCTGGGTCATTAGCGAGGTTAGCGGAGGCTTTGTGTTTGAAGTGGAACCTTGCGTCGATAAAGGGGCGGCATTACTCGCTCCCACCACCAACTTTGCAACAGCGGCAATTTGAGTAGAGTAATCTCCAATGCCTTCTAATAATATACTTAACTCATCAACAGTATTCGCTCTGACGTTAATCATATCTCCGCCAGGAGTTTTGTACGATACTTGTAACTTCCAGTCTTCTGCCATTTATACTTCCTTCTTTGTTGAGAATTGACAATGAGCGGTAAGTCCGCACATGTATTGACAAGAGTTTGTGTTGGGCAAGAAAATACCTGCCTTACGTGCTTTGTCAAACCCACTTACCAAGTACTCCAATTTATCGTAGGTGTAACTTGATAAGTCAATCATCTCGCTAGTACCACTATCACGAGACATATAATACGTTCCGTACTCAATACCCACACCAAAGGTTTTTTCTAGCCCAACTTTATAAAACCCTAGTTGTAAAGTACTAGTAGGAATATTTTTTGCAGTTTTGAGGTCTACTACTACTAACTTACTATTAACCTCAAATATTCTATCTATAACCATCTTAACTGGAACTCCAGCAATTTCTGGCATTAATTCCAATTCAATGGCTGGTCTTCCGTCTGGTGCAATCCAGATTTTCCAATTAGGATTTGCTTGTCTCCAGGCAATATAGTCTTCAATCCACATAGGTCCAGATACTTGCCAAAAATTAATATCCTCTTTGTTTGGTAGTAACTTAGTAACCTTACCGCCAACTCTAGCATTGGTTAAATCTATACCTTCAGATTCTTTAGCCCATGCTTGGTCCCACAGATATTGACTCATAGGTTTTCCCTATCGTACATTTCTGTAGCCAAATGAAAAGCAGAACCACCAACTGACCAAACAGATGGAGCCTCTTCCTTTTCCAATAATCTACCTAAATAATACTGATACCCACATGTCAGATAGGTACTGAATGCACTATAGGAGATATGCTCTGGTAGTGTGTAGTCTTCTAGTTTTATTGACATAGGTGTAATTATACCCTTTAGTAAAACTTTAGTGTTGTAGCGTTAATCTAATCGTTACAACACAGATTGGTTGGTAGGTGTATAATTGATATATATAATATACTATAAGACCCCGAAGGGGTCTATAATATAATATATAATATATTTAAGGAGTACTATGTCAGAAATCATAAACAATACATTTTGGGCTGTGTTTTTTGGTTCTACTTTAGGAACCCTAACAGTATACCTAACTACCACTCTAATCGATGAGTATCGTTCCAAGAAAAACCGCAAAAGCATAGAACTTTTAATGGAGGAGTGGGAAGACCTAGAGGAGTAGTAAAACACGATAATAAACGACAAAAGACCCCCTTCCTAGTATCCCTACTAGGTCAGGGGGTTTTCGTGTCTCTAAAGGGCCTTTAAAGGCTAATTAGGGGTATCTATTTGGTTCCTATGCCATACTCTTTTTCGGTCTTATCTGCCCATTTAGCCAATGGAGCGGCT